CAATACTTCCCGTATCGTTCAATATCCTTGTTTCCTTGATATTATATGCGTTGTTCAGCACCTCGCCTGTTTCAAAACTGTCTGTATATCTGTCGTGCAATCGCATAAATGTTATCTGTCCCATTTGTATATATCCTCCGTTTCTGTATTCCAAACGTACTGCGGATAGAATGAAAATTCAACCGTTGCCGTCGTGGACAAAATTATTCTATTCGCCCCTGTTTCCAGTTCAAAAAAATTACCTTTGATTTTTTTCATAATACTGTTGCCGTTTACGTCTGTTACCGACTGTTTGTCGCAGTCAATAACGCAGTTTTCCGACACCGTAATACTGATACCGTTACAGGTTATCGTTGTAGGTTTTGTGACGTTTGTAACACGCAAAACAGGTCTGACAGGGCGGTCGCCTGTGTTATGTATTGTACTGTCGCCTGCTGTTGTAATCGTGTAATATTCATTCGGTCCGATTGGTATTTCATCATCTAATTTGATGTTTTGGCTATCCAATATCGGACCGTCAAAAATATCAAATACCAACGCCGCCCACGTCTGCACTTTGAACGACACCGAAATGACCGCTTTGTGTCCGTAGTTTTCTGGTTTGTAATCTATTGTTTCAATAACCGACGCATTCCATTTGACATTGGGTGTGTCGTCAAATATCAACTCACCACGTCCCATTAACCACGTTGTGATTTTTGTGATTTTGCTGTTCAGTTCAGACATATCCGCCGCCGATATTTGCAAATTCATTTTAAATACACGGTTTTTATAAAATTCACGGTTGTACGCATTTGCCGTTGAAAAATCATATTCACCGTCTATATACGGGCTGTCATATGTCTGTATTTTCATTTCCGGTTTAATCGGACGTGACTGCGTTTGTACAGTCACTCCGAAATCGTTTGAATGTTTGTTTTTAAAATAAAATCCGTTTCGCATTTTCTACCTCCGCACATTATACATAGCTACCCAAAACAGCGCTGTCAGTCGTATTGATTGTGATTTTACTGTTGTTGTTATAGTTCTGCTGTTCAATCTTAATGCCCTTAATAGCCTCTATAATCTCACCCAAAGTCTTGGTTATCTTGTCATTACCGCCGCTGACTTCCTGTGTTATATCCGCCACAATACCCGTCACGTCTATACTGTCAATGTTGGTTGCAATGGACTTGATGAAATCAGCCTTGCTGTTTTCCAACGCGTCATACTCCGCCTCCAGTTTTTCAATCGTGGCATTGTTTTTGACTTGCAACTGATACAATTCCTCGTCACGTTGCAGTTGTTTCATCTGCTCTTGCAGTTCTTTGTACTTCTGCTGTCCTCTGTCTGTCACTGCATTTGCGTAAATATCCAACTGCGCCTGTGTTTCGGACATATCAGCCTTGCGGTCCTCTACCGTCCAACTGTCCTGTAATGCCTGTTCCTGTGCAGAAAATTCATCACGCAGTTTGTTGATGTAGTCCTGTTGTTGCTGCAGCATATCGTCAAACGATTCGCCCGCTTGGTCGAACATATCGTGATTTAGTTCGGTCATATTTTTGTTGTATTCTTTGCGGCTGATTAACCCCAAATCATAGTATTCCTGTGTATACTGCTGAATACGTTTTAAACCGGCGATATATTCTTCATCAGTCATACCGTAATACTTGCGTTGTTCTTCCAACCAGTTCTTTGACTGCTCCACACGCTCCGAATACATATCCGAACCTAATTCACTTTGGTACTTGTCGAACTCGTCCTGTGTCAACTCGCCGTTCGCCAATTCCTCACGGTGCCTATCCATAACACGGTTGTACGCGTCAAGCGGATTGTCGCCGTTATCTTGCCAGTCGTTAAAATATGTATGCTCGCTGATGTAGTTTTTTGATATGTCGTACTCTTTCTCAATTTGTTCTTTACGCTTGTCCAAATACTCCTCATTCAGCTTGTTTTTTGCCTCTACATATTCTTTGTGGCTGATTATACCCTGTGCGTACATTTGTTCGGTGTACGTCTGTATTCTGCCGATACCTGCTATATAATCGGCGGCACTCATACCGTTGTATTTTTCTTGGTGTTCCAACCAATCGCGACTGTATTCGGTCATATTCCCGTATAACGTTGAACCTATACTTGACATTTCTGTCGTATAGTCCTCCCACGTCATACGTCCTGCCTCGACTTCCGCCATATTGCGGTCACGAATACGGGTAAATGCGTCAATAGGATTGTCGCCGTTGTCGTCCCAGTCATTCAGTGCCGCACGTTCTTCAATGTACGACTTTGACAGGTTGTTCAACTCCTGCGTGCGTTTCTGTGTCAGACTGAAAATTTGTTCCTCTATGTCGGCAATATCCTTGTCGTTCGACTTGAATTTCTCTTGAAATTCTAACCACTTTTCAATTTCTTGTGCGGTCGTTACTGCGTGCGTTTTGGTGTAATGCGTCCAATCGTCCTTGGCTGATGTAAACGCATCCGAATTGTCTTTTCCTGTTGCGTAATGCGGTATACCCATACCCGACATTATCGCCTTGGTTTGTGACGCTGTGTACACCTTTGCACCCTTTGACAACGGCAATACTACGTCCTTGCCCTGTGGTATAAATGCACGTCCTTTGTCAACGATTAATTCTCGTGGGTCAGATATACCCTTTTCATCATTAACCATTGCCAAACCGCCCTCAAAATTTTGTGTACCTTTGGCTTTTTTGGCTTTTTTTACGAACATTCCCGAACTGCCAAACTTGGCCGCCGGAACATTTTGATTACTCAATCCACCAACTTGAACCGTCTGAACGGTCAGTGTTACTGTTTTATCTTTTACGGTATCTAAATTAGCCTTTGCACTCTCAACGCCTGCTGATGTGTTATCCTGTGCTGTGATTTCTGTATCGTGTGTTGTAGGAATCAGATTTATTTTGCCTGTGGTTAAATCAATAACACCGATAGCCTCGCCGTTTTCGGCAATTAGTTTCGCCGTTCCGGTTGTACCGTCATATTCGGCTATTTTGTATTCTGTATTATCTATTGTTGCAATGGCGGGTGTTCCGTCTGCTGTAAACATGACCTCACACTGTTTGCCGTCAAGTTGTTTTGTCTTTTTCTCGACATTATCAACACCGTCTGTGTTGCCCTCTGTGTCAACAGTTACAACAAACTTTTTGCCCTCCAGTTGTCGAACTTTGGCGGTCAAATCATCAACTACTTCAAATCCGTCTGCGGTTATCTTGATACGTTTTTCATTCGGTATCAGTCCCATAGCACGCGACATTTCGGTCAACTTGTCCGCTGTCATATCAATACCTTGCTGACTTCCCTCGGACATCATATCCTTTAATATGCCGTTTATATCGCCTTTTTCAACGGCTTGGCGTACGCTGTCAAATCCGTTTTTAATTAAAGCAGTACCCTCAACGATTTCCTCGGTCGTCAATCCCATTGTTTGACCTGTTTCATTCATTTTCTGAACTACATCATCAATTTTGCCCTTATTTACTGCATCCTGCATATTCGTACATTCGGAATTTAACAGACTGACACCGACCGCCGTTTCCGCAGATGATGCTCCGAACTCTGTCATTGAACGAACATAGTCGTTAATTATGTTGTTCAGTGCGGTACCGTCCCCGTTTGCCGCCTGCTCCCACGCAGCAGACAAATTCTCAACACCGTTCATAGCCAACGCCACCGACTGTGCATAGCTGTTCATATCTAATTTACCGACGTCGATAAATTCTTTCATATCCTTTAAGGATTGTTCAATTCCGGCGCCGTCTTGATTTAATGCAGATATTTTAATTAATTCAGTTTCATAGTTTGCCAGTTCTTCTGATACGTCGCGTAGTTCTTTATGAGATTGGTCCAGAGCCTGTACTTGGTCGTAATACTTTTGGGCTTCTGTTGTTGCTACCGAATAATTTGCCGCAATAGACGATAACACGCCTTGCGCATTCTTCATTGATTGGTCTGTTGTGCCGTTTTCGTATGCGTGTCCGGAAACTTCTTTATAAATTTCTTGTGCTTTTTTGTAGCCCTCCGCCGCAGTTATTTCATTTTTTGAAATTTTTGCAGTTATGTCACTAACTTTTGATTTAGCCTCTGAATACTTCGTCTGTAATGCTAATTCTTTGTTATAGTTATCTTCCGCGATTTGGCGGTCCTCTTTGTATTTTGCGTCTTTATTTATTAGATTTGATAGTTCTGAACGTTGCTTATTGATATTAGACTGCAATTCATTTTTAGACAGTTTGGTTACTTGTTCAACAGCGTCGTCCAAATTAGAATTATCGGAATTGATTACAAGATTGTATTCCTGCGATAGCATTTCCTTTATTTCTTCTAACTTGCTTTTTGCATTGTCAACTTGTTCTTGACTGCTTTCGGGGCTTTCAATAACCATTTTTAACGATTTGATTTGCCCCTGTACTTCATTCAGCGATTTGTATTTTTCAAAGCTTTCTTTGACCTTTTCGTTGCCCTTGGATAGTCCCTCGCTCCACCTGTATTGCGATTGATACCATTTGTCATATGCAACTTTTCCTACTATAGCCGCTGTAGCAATACCGGCAACAGCTAATGCGGCAGGACCTGCCGCCGCACCGATACTTGTCAATGTCGGTGCAAACTTCGCCAATGCTCCGCCTGCTGAAAATGCCTTTTTGATGTTGCCGACTGCCTCAACAATTCCGCCAACACCTTTGATTGCTCCGGCACTGACTTTTGAAATAGCACCTATCGCAATAACTGTCGCACCCGTATTAACAACAGCACGTTTTTGTTCGTCTGACATTTGCGACAATCCTTTTGCAAAATCAGCTACTGTGGTGCTTGCGTCTTGTATTGACGGCAACATTGTTTCGCCGATACTTCTCGCCGCTTCAATAATATTGTTTTTTGTGTTCGCCAATTTTGATGCGGTCGTTTCATTCTTTGCGTTAAATTCTTCTTGTAGTGCCGTATTTTCTTGGTATGCGGTGTTTGAACGATTGACACTCTCGGTTACTAAATCATAACCGTTGACTAATGCCATCATAGCCTGTATATCCTGTGTATTGTTTATGCCTAAATCATCTAACGCAACAGTTAGGTTCTCGGCAGACTGCAAGCCTTTTAACAGTCCGTTAAATGCACCGGAGCTGTCAGTATTCCACTGCTCTTTAAATTCTTCCGCACTCTTACCGCTGTACTTTGCGAATTTCGTCAAACCCTCTCCGCCGCTTGCAACGGCGGTTTCTATGGACAGCCACGTACGACCTATCGCACTACCGCCCATTTGTGCCTCAATTCCCAATGAGGACAATGCCGCAGAATAACCCAACACGTCCGCCGCCGACATTCGTACAGATGAACCGTATTTACCCATACGCAGTGCCATTTCCGCGATTTCCGATTCTGTTGTCGCACTGTGGTTACCCAAATCAACGATTGCACTGCCGATATTACGAATTTCGCCTTGACTTGTACCCATTACATTCATAAATCGGGCAAGTGTAGCCGCGCCTTCTTCGCCGACAAGGTTTGTTGCTGAACCCATTTGTGCCATTACTTCCGTAAAGTCGATAATGTTTTCTTGGGATATGCCTAACTGACCTCCAGCCGCCGCAAGCTCATTTAGTTCAGTTGCCGTCTGTGGTATCGCGCCTCTGCCGTCAATACCTGTTGTTGACAAATCAATAATACCTTGCTTTATTTTGGCTAACTGTTCCGGTGTAGCGTCAACCGTCTTTTTAACTCCGGCAAAACTATCCTCAAAATCTATCGCAAACTTGGCACTCGCAACACCGCCCGCGGCAAGAGCCGTTGATGCGTATTGTATCGGTTTTGTTATCGTGTCAATACTTTCGCCGACTTCTTTTATACCTTTTCCGGTATTTTTAAGCTGACTTGCAAGACCTTGATATGCACTTGTGCTTTCTCTTACACCTTTCACACCATTTGTATTGCTTTGTGTTCGTTCCAATTCTTCGAGTTGTTGCGATACACCGCTTATTGTCGCCTCTAAGTCGGACGCATCACCTCTTATTCTTACTACTAATTCCGCCGCATCAGCCATTACAAATCACCTCACTACATTCCATAAAACATTTTTAAATACGGGTCGTTTCCTGTATATTCTTCTTCCTCGTCCTCGATTATAACTGCAAGTAATAATCTTGGGTCTTGTTTTGCCAAATCATTCGGCAATATACCGTGATATTTCAGCATTGTCCCATATAAATCGCTTAATCTTCCTTTTCGGTTGCCTGCTCCGGCAGGCTTTCCTCGTTTTTTCCCGTAAAATCGTCCATAAACCACTTCATAACTTCACGACACATTCTCATTTTTGCTGAAACAGCCGTGTCTAAAATATCTTGTGTCGCCTCTGTACCCTCAAACAGATAGTCAACGGCATCTGCACATACCGACGTAGCCGTTACTTTTTCACCCTCTGCAACGTCCATATATTCTTTTTCAACCAACGTTGCCGCACCGAAACACCACGGTTTTGATACATACTTTTTTTTGTTGTGTACAAATGTTAATACTCTTTGCAT